CGACATGAAGGCGGCCCAATATTTGCCGCCCTTCACGTCGATGAATGATGCGACCGCCAAGAGGCAGTTTGCCAGTGCGGTCGTAGATGAAGGACACGAGTTCAGCAGGCATGCTGAGGATTACTCGTTATGGAAGGTGGGCACGTTCGACGGAGACAACGCGAGAATCAAAGGTAAGAAGCAGATGATTATCAACGCGTTTGATTTGAAGAACCAATTGAACATGCCCGAAGACTGGGACCAGCCGGTCCCCGCTATACAGGGCGGTCAGTAGCCGCAGATCGAGAGGGCCGGGCGAAAGCTCGGCCCTTTTGTATGTCAATTTTTAACATACAGAGGAGACAGAGATGGCACAGGTAAGAGCACGAAGGCGAACTAACGTAGGCGGACAGCATAGCTTCGCGCAGATCCCGAGTGTGAGCACACCTCGGAGTACATTCGACCGAAGTTGTGGACTCAAGACCACCTTCGATGCAGGGTATTTAGTGCCGATAATGTGTGACGAGGCGTTGCCAGGAGATACGCTGGCAATGCACATGGCGAGCTTCGCCAGAATGGCAACGCCGTTGCACCCGATCATGGACACGCTGAAGATGGACGTCTTCTTTTTCGCGGTACCGAATCGGTTGCTATGGGACAATTGGAATAAGTTCATGGGAGAGCAGACGGACCCAGGAGACTCGACAGATTTCCTGGTACCGACAGTTGGACCAGGCGTAGCCGGTCAGCCAGAGGGAAGCTTGTGGGACTATTTGGGATTGCCCACGATGAGCCAGAACACACCGATAGTCGGAGCGTTCTGGCATAGAGCTTACAATTTGATTTGGAATGAGTGGTTTAGAGATGAGAACATGCAAGACAGTGTGGTGAATAACAAAGGGGACGGGCCCGATTCACCAGCCGATTATGTTCTCTTGAGAAGGGGCAAGAGGCACGATTATTTTACGAGCTGCTTGCCCTGGCCGCAGAAGGGGGCCGCGGTAGAACTACCGCTAGGGACCTCAGCGCCCTTAACGGGAACGCTGGATACCGGAACAGTGCAAGCGACATCGTCGGGAACAGGCATTCCCAAGTTCCTGATTAGCGCTGCAACTCGCAACCTCCAAGGAGGTGGCTCGAAGATTGCGGAATGGGATACCAGTTCCACCGACGACGCAGCTGCGAGTTGGGATGATCCCGAGCTCGAGGTCGACCTCGGGGGGTACACCCTTTCGGGTACCACCGATTTAAGCGCGGCAACAGCCGCAACGATCAACCAGATTAGAGAGGCGTTTCAGATTCAGAAGCTTTTCGAAAGAGACGCCAGAGGAGGGACGAGATATACCGAGATTTTGAGAAGCCACTTCGGAGTGGTGAGCCCAGATCAACGGCTACAGAGGCCGGAATATTTGGGAGGTGGGTCGGCTGACATAACAGTCAACCCGATTGCTCAGACGAGCAACACGATTAACACAGGAGGAGACGCGAGCCCGCAGGGCAACCTGGCGGCCTTTATCACGAGCGCGAACCGATACCCGAAGTGGATTAAGAGTTTCACAGAGCACTGTGTAGTAATGGGTTTAGTAAGTGTGCGGGCGGATCTGAATTATCAGCTCAACGTCCCGCGAATGTTCAACCGGAGTACCCGGTTTGATTTCTATTGGCCCGCGCTAGCGCATATTGGTGAGCAGGCCGTATTGAACAAGGAGATTTATTGGGGTGGCGATGGAGATGCCACGAACGAATTAGTATGGGGCTATCAAGAGCGTTGGGCAGAGTACCGCTACAAGCCCAGCCAGATTACTGGACAGATGAGAAGCGCGGCGGTTACTAGTTTGGATACGTGGCACCTGGCCCAGGACTTTGGAGTCACGAGGCCAGCGCTTAACGCGACGTTTATTCAAGACACGCCGCCGATCCAAAGAGTGATAGCTGTGACGAGCGAACCAGAGTTCCTGTTCGATGCGTATTTTCATTTTCATTGCACCCGACCGATGCCGACGTACAGCGTACCCGGCATGATTGACCATTTCTAATGGGCCTCGGATCGTTAGGCGCATTGATTGGGTTAGGTGGAAGCGCAGCCAGTGGATTGTTTAGTGCGATTGAAGCTGAGAAGCAGAGAGACTGGCAGCAAAAAATGATGGAGACGTCCTACCAGAGGACGATGAAAGACATGAGACAAGCCGGGTTGAATCCGATACTTGCCTACAAGCAAGGTTCGGTGACAAGTTCACCCGGAGGCGCAATGGCGCAGATACCAGACCTATCAAGAGGTATGTCTGGAATGTTGGATTCGACTGCTAAGCAGCGAAAGGTTACGCCTGAGATGGCACTGCTGAATAGTCAGACCAACCAGGCGAAGGCAGTAGCCTTAAGAGAGATAGAGCAAGCTCGCCTAGCAGGCGAGCAATTTAGAACCGAAGGGTTCAAGCAAGGGCAGCTGCACGCTGCCGAAGAGAAGTTGAGGACTGAGGAACAGATCCTCGGCGCGGATAACGCGAAGAACGTACACATGAGAGGCGTGTACGAAGGCAAGTATGGCCTGGAGGCAGCACTTGCCAGTGAAGCTGGCTTCGGAGCTGTCACCGGAATGGCCGGCAAAGCAGCAGTTGGAGCTGTGAAGACAGGCACCAACGCAATTACAAAGATGCGTGGCTTTATCAAAAGGAGTAGAGATGTCCGAAAGCACCAGCGAGTTGCCCCTGGAGCGTATCGTTAAGAACCGGAACGTTCAGCACGCAAGAGTGATCACTCCAGTGGGCGGACCATCCCTGACAAAGCAAGCTATGAAGAAGGACTGCGATATCAATTTGATCGTGAAGAGGCACGCGCAGACAGGGATGTGGGATCATCTGAATAATGTTAGGCCGACCTATGGAGATACCACAGGATCGGTCGAGCTCGCCGCGGCCATCGGCCTGGTCGAGCGCGCTGATGACAACTTTGACAAACTGCCAGCGGCAGTGAGAAGGGTCGTCGACAACGACCCCCATAAGTTCCTCGAAGCGCTATCAGATGAAGGGGGGTTCAGGGCTCTCGTAGAGGCCGGATTGCCCGTTGACAAGGGCGATCGCCCGATCGAGGTCGTAGTCACGAACCCGCCGGCAGAACCAGGACCGGAGCCTACGCCCCCTGAGGGAGAGTAGAGTCCGGTCAGTTAGACCAGTTACATCAAGTGGAGTACTGGTCTACCAAAGGAGATCCGCGATGAGACGACGGAAGATGAGCAGGAGAAGCTCCAAAAGGAGCTTCAGGAAGGGAACCCGCGTGAAGGGCAAGAACGTCGGACGACGGCCCATGAGAGGCGGGTGGAGACTGTAGGCTGCGTGCTCGCAGCAGCCCCCCGGCCAGGCGCAACCACAGATGTGCCAGACGGCCGGGGGGTTTTTTCGGGGGGGATTTGTGGCTTGTTACGCACCGTTGAAGGCGTACAAGGGACCCGGTGGAATCAAGTTCAACAGCCGGGAAGGATACTCGGACATGCCGCTCAGATTGAAATGCGGCCAGTGCCGAGGATGTAGGTTGGATCGCAAGAGAGCGTGGGCGATCCGATGCGTGCATGAGAGTCAGATGCACGAGAAGAATAGTTTCCTCACTTTGACATATGACGACGAGCACCTGCCGGAGGACCGCGGGCTCGATGTTAGTCATTGGCAGAATTTCGCCAAGAAGTTGAGGAGACAGATGGGCCCTTTTCGATTTATGCACTGTGGAGAGTACGGAGAAAAGGGACTAAGGCCGCACTACCACGCGTTGATTTTTGGGCTCGACTTCGCAGAAGATTCGGCGCCCATTAGGCGTGGGAATGACAAGCATGCGCTGAGAGTGTCGGCAGATTTACTGGACATTTGGGACAAGGGCTTTCACACCGTCGGCAAGGTCAGTTTCGATAGTGCCGCCTACGTGGCGAGCTATACGATGAAGAAGGTGACGGGGAAAGCACAAGAGACGGCTTATGAGAGGGTAGATCCAGAGACAGGTGAGTGCTGGAGTGTTAGGCCGGAGTACGCGACCATGAGTCGGAACCCGGGGTTAGGCGCTACGTGGTTTGATGAGTTTGCCGGAGATGTATACCCGGGCAATTTTGTAGTGATGAAGGGGCAGAAGTTTCAGCCACCTAGTTTTTATGATAATCGGTTGAAGGGAAGTAACCCTGAGATGTGGAAGAAGATGATGGATAGTCGGAAGAAGAATGTGAGGAGTAATGAATGGAATATGAGTGATGAAAGGTTAGAGATACGAGAGCAAGTTGCTTTCGCAAAGGAACACAACCGAGGAGAATTTTAATGAGCACGTTAGGCCTGTATTGTGTACACGACATGAAGGCGGCCCAATATTTGCCGCCCTTCACGTCGATGAATGATGCGACCGCCAAGAGGCAGTTTGCCAGTGCGGTCGTAGATGAAGGACACGAGTTCAGCAGGCATGCTGAGGATTACTCGTTATGGAAGGTGGGCAC